ACAAGCCAATCAACTTCTCCTCCTCCATTTCGCAGAGGATTAAAAACACTTCGGATTTCAAATCCGCTTGTAGTTCTACTGGCTGCATCTTTTCAAATGCCTCATTGACTGATTTTGATTCCCAAAACTCAGTTATGATCTTATTCCTAAGCATTTATTTTTTTCACTGCTTAACCACTGCAAATGTATATCCTTTAAAAACTCTTTAAATTCTTTTTTATCTCCAAATTTCTCATGACATTTCCTGCAAACTGCCATTAAATTATAAATATTTTCAGGCTCTTTAGTCCCACCCATTCCTCTGCATTCGATATGATGTATATCAACTGCCTGATCTCCGCATACCTCGCAAGGTATAAAATCAGATTCATCGTAACCAAAGAATGACAAATATAATTTAGTGTGTTTCTTCACTTAACTTAAATTCCTTTGTCACATCTATACCATTTCTTTTAATAATTAAACTATCATCAAGTTTAATCATTCGCTTTACAATTACATCGCAGTATTTAGGATCTAATTCCATTCCGTAGCATTTACGTTTGAGTTGGTGTGATGCAACCATTGTAGTTCCAGAACCCGTAAATGGCTCATAAATTGTATCTCCTATTAAGCTAAAATCATTTATCATATTTGAGGCAAATTCAACAGGATAAGCCGCTCTATGTTCAACATCTTCTCCTGTAATTTGACTACCTGCACTTTTTATTTGCCAATAATTCCATCGACAATCGTTATATGTTTGGCTTGTATGATATTTTTCTGTTGAACTCATAACAAAAACAAATTCGCATTTCCTTGAATAAATCCCTATTTGAGGCAAATTTATTGAATGTGTTTTATCCCAAATAATAGTTTCTTTAACTTTAAATGGATTATCATTTGAAAATATTATTTTACCGTAATCATCTCTGCTTTTTGCATTATATGATACATTCCAACATACTGTATGTTCATTTTCATTTTTAAATATTGTTGATGTATTTAAAATATCAATACAAAATTTATAGTAATCCTCTGATGTCCTATTATCAGAATTTTTATCCTCATATAATTTAACATCTTTTTTACCCGTTCCTAATCCTTTTGTATGTAAAAGGTTACCGCAACTGTTACCTTGATTATATGGCGGAGAAGTAGCCATTAAATCCCATTTTTTACCATTAATTAACTTTGCAACCTGATCTGAATCAGTTGAATCACCACAAAGCAAACGATGCTCACCTATCTCATATAAATCACCTAAAACTGTAATCGGATTTTCTGGAGGTGTTGTATCAAAGTCATCCTCCTCAGCTTCCAATACTTCTGTATCAAAGTTAGGAACATCCAAACCCCACTCATCTAGTTTGTCCGCATCCCACTCATTAGCCAACTGATCCCAATCCCATTCTCCAAATCCAACGTTATCCTTAATTAGAAATTCATCCCTTTGTTCTTGTGTCCAATCATCAGCCAAAACAATCGGCAATTCTTTTAATCCTATTTCCTGAGCAGCCTTTAACCTCATATTACCTCCAAGCACTACATACTTACCATCAATATCCGTAAAGCAAACCAGCGGTCGCTTTTCTAACATCTCTGGGAACTCTCTAATTGACTGGACTAACTTTTTAAATTTATCATCCTTTATTATTCTTGGATTCTTTGAGTTAGCTTTTATTTCTGAGATTTTTACTTTCATATTTTTATGCCTGCTACACTAAATTATTTGCCTGCCCCTTGCCTGCAATTTAAATCAAAGGTATTAAATTTCTATAATATCAATTTTGTAAATCGCTTTAAGCAGTTTCTTCTTCAATCTATAGACTGGTAATTTCTTAGTCATTTCCGATTTTACATCAATAACCTCCAGGACTACTCCTCCCTTATAAGTGACAAAATCGGCTTTATAAAAACCGATCTTAACTCCATTGACGATTAGATCATACTTGACCTGCATCTGGAAACTATCAATTAATTTAGCTTTTTGCTTTAGCTTGAGAATGCCATAATACGCAGCTTCCTTTTTAGAATCAAAGGTTATTCCGTTTACTACTGTCTTTATGTTGTTGTACTTATTATTCATAAAATAGCTATCAAATTAAAACAATAAAGTTTGTGCTAAATATGGAGCAATCCTCTTTTCAGCAATTTCAACATATTCTTTGCTTATTTCTGATAATATCCAGTTACGTTTCCATTTGTTAGCCATTTTTGCAGTTGTTCCAGAACCACCAAAACAATCATATACTAAATCATTTTCATTACTCCAACTAAGAATATGGTCTTCTACTAATTTTTCAGGAAACATTGCAGGATGTTTTATCATACTACTATTTTTTTCAGTTGGATTATTCCATATATTAAATCTTATACCATAATCTAAAACATTTGTTTTATTATTATTGCTTTTTACAAATGTATCTCCTTTTTTATTCCTTGATGTGCCATGTACTTTTGTATTTGCCCATTTATTTTTTTTATCAATTATTGGATTAAATGTTTTTGGACTGTTTTTGCTTAAAATAAACATATATTCAAAAGTATTTCTATATCTGTTTTTGGATGGATAAGTAAATGTATCTTTTGACCAAATCATTACATCATGTATTTTAAAACCAATATCTTTAAAAAATAAACATTGATTAAAACTCGTACAAGATTTGCTTCCATTAATAATTGAATCACTAACAATCCAAACTACAATACCTCCATCTTTTGTTACTCGGTATAATTCTTTAGCAATTTCTTCAAAGGGGAAGCTATATCCTTTATAATCCCTCAAATTATCGTAAGGTGGTGATGTAACTGTCAAATCAATAAAATTATCTTGCATTCGTGCCATAGTTTCAAGATTACTTTCGTTGTATATTTTATTTAGTTCCATTCCTGATAATTCTTTAATAATTTAGTTACTTTTTCATTCTCTAATTCCATCGCTAACATCCGAGCATTGTTTTTCCGGACAATCATTTTCATTTGCTCTATCTGTTCAGATAAAGTAAAAAAATGATCATAAATCTGTTTTAATTTATTATTCCTATCAATAACCTCATGTATCTTGTCATTTAATCCGTTTTTAATGCGATATGCGAATACATCTCCTTCAAGGTGGCAGATAATACCAGCCATAGATAATAATGCCTCAGAAGTCTTTATTTTATCTGCGAAGTATAAAGCATAAGCCTCTGCCTCTAACTCCAGTTGTAAGTTACTTTTCAAATGCGTAAAGTTTAGGGAATTGATAATACCGATTTTTTCTCCAATCGAAATATAATTTAATCTCGCCTTTCATTGCCACGCCCTTAGGCTTGGCTTTTTCAATTTTAATCAAAACTATGTTATCATCATAGGGTTGTCCGTTCTGATCATTCATTCCCTGCGGAGGACGCCACATATTTATCCATGTCATAGCCTTCCGCAGTAATGCTTGACCTCCTGCTGCCTCCCTTGCCATTGGCATACCATAGTAGGAATTTCCTTTATCATCCTTTTGGATTTGTTGCGCAGCTGGATGTAAAGAAATAATCCAATGCTTTTTAAATTTCTTGCAATATCTCCGAACTTCTCCGATTATATCCTCAATATACAAATCCTGCCTTCCATTATAGTTTCCCATATCATGCCTCAATTCGTTGTACGGATCCGTAATTATTAATTTTTCATCTGTTACCAGCAACATGATCTCTGGTATCGAATAACTTTGTTCGTCTGAATCGACCACATTAAACATTTCATCTATGTAATTAATCGCCTGGTAATAATCCTTATCCTCAACTGATCCGGGAATAGACTTGTAAAAAGGTTTGCCGGTTAGCTTGTGAATAAACTCAGCGTAAATATCCTCTACGGATCCAGTCTCCGGAGAATAGATTAATGATTTTTTTCCGTATTTATGCGCCTGATTAAATGCCAACTCAAAAGCAAACTCAGATTTCCCATGATGCGGCGCGGCTAAAATAAACGTAAAAGATCCCTGCTTGATTGTATAAAGTTTATCCAAATCAGTAAAGCCAGTCAAATCGCCTTTAGGGTTTCCAGTATTTCGCATCAGTTCTAAACTCTGCTCAATATCTTTAAATTTCCGTATCAATTTAAAAGCCGGGTTAAGTGAGCAGGTAGTTGCTCATTCTTTATTTTATTCTCATCCTTAAACCAAACGCCTTGCATCTTTTGTTTCCAATTCTTTACCTGATTGTTTCTTGAATCCTTCCAGTTATTTTCTTGGTAATAATGAAATGCCTTAACTGCCGAATCTCTGGTATAGCCATTGTCTTTAAAATATAATTCAACCTCAGGCAAAGTTGGTATGTATACTCTTTCTTTTCTTTTCTTTTCTTTACTTGAACTCGAGTTTAACTCAGTTGAAGTTAAGTCTAACTCAGTTGAAGTTGAGTTGAAGTCAGCTTCTTTTAATTTACGAGCATTTGCGCTATTAATTCCACCTTTACTGCGCCATCCTCTTTCTTTATCCATCTGCTCAAAATTCTTAAATACTCTGTTACTCCAGAAGTAATTGCCATCTGTATTAAGCAATTCAAGAATATTAATTGCAAAGTCTATAAACTGCTCAATCAATACATATTCACAATTCATCTGACCAGCTATTGCCCTATATAGAAACTGTTTTTTAGGTAGCTTGTGATCATCATCTGAATGCAGCATTTCAATTATTCGCCACCAGATCCCATAACCTAACCCACCATACTCAGAAATTAATGCCTGAATCTTTGGATCAGAAGTAGGCTCGAAATCATGGCTAAAATAAAATGTTTTCTTCATTTGCTTAAAAATAAAAAACCCAAGCGGTTTCAAGGCAACGACTCCTATCCACCACTTGGGTATAAATGTTTTTTAATAGCTTATTGTCGTTGTCGGCTACCATTCAAATATAAAAAAAATTTACTCAATCAAAAAATATTTTTTATACCGGGATCCAGTATTATGATTAACAAGCCACTCGCATCCGATCTTTAATCCTCTGTCTTTTAAAACACATACTATTTTACGCAACTCAAAGGTTTTATACAGATTGTAACAATCTAATACTGTCAAAGGTTGTCCGGTCATTAAAAAAGCCTCAACCTGATTAATTTTCTTTGTCATACTTT